GTTGGTTACGTATGAGTTTGCCATATGAGTATTTTACATTAAGTGTCAACGCGATCAGCGACTTTGGCGGTTGACGTAAGTTGAAAATTTATGATTGATTGAATTATTATTGTTGCGAATATCTATCTTTTCTAGCTCGATGTCTAAATAGTTTTTAGCTATTTGTTCTTCGGTTAAGGCTTTACCGTGCTGACCATCCATACGTAAAAAGTCCGCATAAGCTGCGTGAGCTACGAAGTAAAAGAACTCCAATGGAATATCTGTTGAGTCCGCAGTGAATGCAGCCAATTCTTTTTTGTACGTAACAAATGCGGATGTATCCTCTGTATTTACTATATTTAAAATATTAGCACCGTTTGAATCCACGTAGAAATCGTACTCCAAAGATGAGTCATTTAAGAAAGCTTGCTTTCTGTGTATTCTAATAAATTCACCTATATCATCTTTTGGTGTTTCAGTATAAGGAATGGTATTAGCTGTAGTAATAGTTCTTTCTTCGGATACTACTAAATACCTCGCCCAAGATGGACTCAAGTTATAGGCTTCAGCAGCTCGGCGATTTACAAAACTAAGGATCTTAGAATCCTCTTCAGTAGTAAATGAACTCACCCCAGCTAATGCTTGTATTAATTCTTTTAATCCTCCGGCTCCGCTGTAACTTTTAACTTGCATTATATTTGATTAGGTGAAAGTTCTGGGAACTTCTTGTTGTAGTACTTTAAAAATTCTTTTGAGTGCACTTCCTTGTGTCCGTATTTACTAGTAAGTCTAAAAAACTCACGAGCTGGCATAGTAGCTACTGGTTTGCCTAGGACTGGATGTGTCTTGCCTTTTAATTGATTAGCTTCTTTTACAGCTTGAGCTACTCGTAGGTGCTCAGTTTCTTTTTCTAATTTGAAACCACTTTTGATTTCATTCATAAATGCTTGATCGATTTCACCAGTTGTGAAACTCTTTGGTAAATCTGTAATTATATCCATAAGTAGTTTTAAATTAAAAAAAAGGTAGGGGGCTTACGCCCCCGTACCAAGAATTTGTATTATGCAAATGATCCTAGATCAATGATGCGTAATCCAATAACAATGTTACCAGCTGTTAAGTCAGCTGTTGTTCCATTGACTTCAGCAAGAATAGTAGTTTCTGCTTGGTAAGGAACCGCTTGTGATTGGTTACCAGTGAATCCATCTCCAGAGTTAAATACTGGAGCTGACATTGCGTCAACATCAAGAGCGTCAATGAACTCATCTGGGTCACCAGCTGTAGTACCAACATCTAAAGTGATGTCAGTAGCACCAGCAAGTGCAGTTGATTCAAAGACACCAGCTAGTTCAACAGCACCGCCAGCTGGAATAGTAGCGATAGGAAGTTGACCGGCTGTACCTAATGTTTCACCATTGAATGGATCTGTACCTAGTTTAATTTTTGCTAAATCATCTGATGATAATGAGATGACGTGAGTATATCCGGAAGTTCCGGCTTCGTTTACGGTTAATCGTGCCATAGTGTTATATCTCCTTTTTTTAAGATTAAGTTAAGTCCTCGATCTTACCGTGAGCACCGGGGTGGTATACACCTAGTGTCAAGGAACAATCAACATAACCACGCTCACCACCACCCATATTAGGTAGGCGAGTTGAGCCCAATGGAATTAACTCGTGAACACCGTAGTATTCTGGGTTAACTAAGTAGCCAAAGCTATTTGCTGTATTAGAAGAAGTTGGCATACAATCTGGGTTACCGTTAACGATAGAAACGATACCGTGATCTGACTGATATAAATCAACAGATAGTTTAATTGCAGTATCGTTACCGTTGTAATTGATGTTACGTACATCGTTTGCATTACCGCTACGTGCGAAGTCAGAAATGTCTGTACGAAGTGCTGTATCAGCAACTAACATAAGATCATTAACTGTACCAGTTTCGCGGTAGATAGAAGCGATCATTGAGTTAAGTTTAGTTTCGCTGAATGCGTTACCGGCTGCGTTAATTGAAGCAGCTGGAGTACGGAAAGTATCTGGAACATCAGCTGGACCAGCACTATCAATCCAGTCACCTAAACCACGTAATGCGTAAGCTGTACCAGCACCGTTTTCAACAGCACGATCTTGAGTACCAGCAAGGGTAGCTTCAATATCTCTTTTGATTTCACGGATTGCTTTAGCTTCTGCTTGAGCGATTTTAGCTGGACCTACGGAATCAACAGCCTCTTGGAGGTCTGATACCATATAGTCACGGCGGAACTTTTGTACGTAGTTACCTAGACGTGCACGACCGCTAAATTTGTCTTGAAAGGCTGTTACGTCAGCTCCTTCAGCTACCCCAGCAGTTGATGGGTCAGCTAAGCTGTCGACAGTCCATTCAACAAACGTAGCACTAGCTTTCTGCTTTGAAGCAGATGAAAGGATTGGAGTTTCTTCTGGAGCAAGAATTGACAAAACATCAGTCAAGTCTTCTCTGTTGGAAACACCAGATCCCGGATTTGTAGTATCGAATGTATTTGAGAATGACATTGTATTATATAATTAGGATTATCGGTTTTTTAATTGTAGAGTTCTGAGAGTAATGAAATCACTCTTGTTGCCAGATTGTCTAAATTGTTGGTCAAGATTTTTAAGTGCCTTGACGGACTTTCCCACAGTTTTTTCTGATTGAGATGCAGCTGTACCAGCTGTTTTCGGAGGTGTCAACGTTGTATTCCTTGGAGTTTCTTTAACTAGTTTACGTCCATAAATACTATTCGCTGCGTGAGCAATCAGATAATTAAGTTGAGCTGCAACTTCTGGATCTGCTTTTTCTCGTAGTGAATTGAATCTTGGATCTCCAATCATAGCTTCGTAGTTTTTGCGTACGTCATTATCTTCTCCTTGTAGCCAATTTAGTTCTTGTTCAGCTTGTGCATCAAAAGCTTCTTTGAGCTGATGTGACTGCTGTACTCTTTGAACTTTTTGTAACTGAGCTGGTAGAAACTTATCACGAGCTTTACGTGCGTTTAATAAACTTTTACGTACGTCTGCTTTTGTAAGTTCTTTACCTTCGACTTCAGTTACGACATCTTCGGGTCCGTAGCCATCTGCATTGAATAATGTTTCCTCCGCCCACTCAATAACTTCTGTTACTTCTTTCGCCTTTTCTTGTAATCCTTCTAACGTATCTACTGATTCGTACGGATTATTGGCTACCTCTTGAGTCTCTAATGGATTATTATTTTGCAGTTGAGCCTCCATCTCTTTCAGTTTAGCTTCAGCTGCTTTACGCTTTGCTGTAAGCTCTCCGAATCGAGCGACTGCTCTACTTCCTAGCTTTTCGGATAATTCACGAAGATCGTCTTCGGACATCTCATCTAGATCTAACTGTGAAAGAACATCTTCAGAACCTTGTGGTTCTTCAGTTTGTTCAGCAACGATTTCTTCATTGACTTCAGCTTCGGTACTCTCAACCTCGGCTTCTTCAGTTACTTCATCTGTTGCTTCAACAATAGGAGCTTCTTCTTGAGTTCCCTCTTTCTGTTGCCCCAAACGGCGAGATACAAAATCCGCCATTGACATATTATTTGACTGTTCCGCTGTTGTTTCTGTTGAGGGTTCAGCGACTCCCTCTGTGATTTCGTTTGACATAATGTTTGCACTCCTTAACGCCGAGCGATGGCGATGATTATATTATAACTTATATATCAAGTTAAATTCTGTCAGAAAATTTTGTCTTTAAATTACGCCAGTCACACATCTGTAGTATCTGATCGTAAGTTAAGATACGCCCAGATATTTGTTGTATCTGTTCGTTGCTTGCGTTATGTAACTCTTCTATTGTTTCCTCCCGGAGGTCAGAGATTACTTGTAGGAATCGAGCAAAGTGCTCGTGATTGCTAAGTGATTGTAAGTCCGTTTCTAAGCTCATAAATTATTTATTGTGCTGCTGAACGCATAAGTGATACTGTACGTGGTCCTCTAGTTTTAACTTGTTTGTACCACTTGGAATCTACCATTTCATCCGCCGCTGTTGCGTAGTCATCGTTTTCTAATGCAGCTTTCATCTTTTTGAATGTACTTAATTTATTGTATCCTAAGTTGTAAGACATATCAATCAATGCCATTTGTACATTTTTAGGACGGCTTTTAATATCGGGGTCGAACTTTTTTAAATCCTCGATTGCTCTAGATAATGAATAACTATACAAAGCAGATATTTCTCTGTCCGTTAGTTCTCTTTTGCCGGACTTTAGTTCATCTCTGTTGAGTCCTAATGAATCCAAGATGGGTTGATTAGTTTTGTCCTCTAGGTTGAAACCGATTCCAATAGACATATTACCTAATGAATCCTTGTAAGCTTTTGGTCTTACACCTTCGTTGACTCCTATCATTTGTGCTACTTCCTCAGCACCTTTATTTTTTGCTACTGCTCTAGCTACGTAGCCTTGTGCGGATAAATTATTAGCCATATTACATTCCTTGTGTTTGAATATCTCCCATCTGTGCTGGCTCTGTACCAACTCTTCCGATTTGTGCATTTTGTGCTTGCTGCATTTGGAAGGTGTACTGCCCGGCGTACTTTTCAAGGCGTGCAGCAAATGCTTCATCTGATTGAAGTCTTTCTGCAACGTCTGGCTGAGAAGCGTACTGCTGGATAACAGTAAGAGCAATTTGAGCACCGTTAGGACGTGCCGGCATTTCGATACCAGCAAAGATTTTAGCGAGGTCATCTGTAACTTGTTTTACAACTTGTTCTTGAGCTGCTTCCGTAGGTTGTAGCACGCGATCCGCGAGTACCGGATCAATACTGTTAGCAGCTGCATCAAGCAAGTTATCAATGTTAATGCGACCACTGCGATCCAGTTGCGTGAGAGCAACCATTTGTTGAAGTTTCTTTTCTTGAGTCTCTGGATCCGAATTGAGGACATCATAAGATATAATTATGTCGTAGTTCTCATCGGGGTTGCCTTTGTTGAAAACTACTGGGTCCGGCGATCCGGTAACTCTAAAGAAAACTGAGTCCGGTCCAAACCGCTGGAAACAACGATAGCACATCTGTAAAACCTCAGCGGAGTGCTGAAGGAACTTATCCACTAAAAATTGTTTACGAACTTGAGAAATCTGAGATGTTTCATCAAGTCCACATAATCTATCCGCTTGAGCTTCCATTGTTTTTTCTATTTCAATAGAACCCACTGGAGATGGAGGAGTCGGAGCGAAGTCCAAATCTCCCTTTCGGCGATAAGGTATCATCCTTCCGGGACCCCAATCTGTTGGTGCTTGACCAACGGGGTGAAGAATCGGAGGTAGAGTGGCTAGACTGTTTCTATCAATACGTGAGTCCCTTTCTACTTTTACTTGATTCTGAATGCCGCGAAGGATGTCTGGAATAGTTTGAGTATCGTATAATCTCTTACTATCTTCAGAAAGTTTAGTTACTACTACTGGATAATCTTCGTAGCCATTTAATAGCTCGAACTTAGCATACCCCGGAGCTTGCTCGTTTCCAGTGAACTGCTTGTGGAAGACAGTGCAGTAAATACCTTCGGAACCATCCTCGGGGTCTATCAACCTTTGGTATCCGTATACGAGTTCAATCAACTCCTCTGCTTCGTAAGCGTTGTCAGTTAAGGATGTACTTCTGCGTCCTTCTTGTTCGCGTTCGATACTATCTATAGATACTCCTCTGTAGTGCTCAATGATGTAATCAACGAAGTCCTCGTCCCATCCGTCAGTTAGTACTTTGTTCTCTAGCTCTTGAGCTGTGTAGTACGTTCTCCAAAAACAGTACGGTGCTCTCTGAGGATCCGTAACATAAGGAGGAAAGAAAAAGTCTCCATCCGGTGCAAGTGTCTTTACTTCGGGAGCATCAACTTGTCTGCGAACTATCGGTAACTCCGCTTCGCCGTTTTTACGTAACTCCTTCAGAGCTTTCTTAGCTCTCTTTTTAGTTACTCCCGGAAATGTTGCTTCTAGTAAAGCAATTAACTCATCATCGTTTTCGCCTCCTTCTATGAGCTCAACAACCTCTGGAGCAATCTGAGCGATTTGATTAAGGTCTAAGCGTTGTAAAAATCTGCGGTCCTCTCTGTGCCAACCTACGTAAGTCATTAGGATACCTCTCTCTAGGAGGTAATTAGCACCGAGCTCCATTTCTCTTTTGAATCGTGGTATGTACCCACTGGATACCATCCACTTCAAGAAACTAGATACTACTTTACTTCTTGGAATGTCTGTACTCTCTACCGGAAACGCTCTTACATTAGAGCGATTAAGAGAAGACATAAACAGAGATACAAGACGAGTAATCCTTTCATCAATAGTGTGTGCCTCCATATCAGCAGCACCTTCCCAAGGAAAAGCATCCGCTCCGTGCTTTCTGTGGTCACGAGATTTACCAGCCCACCAATTACGTCTGTCGTCATAGCTAGTACGGCATAAATCAAAATATGATTCAAGCTCTATCGTAGTTTGCTCGTACGCGTAACGTAATGTATTAATGTCTGGCTCTTTCCCTACGTAAGTAAGGCTTTCTGAAATTGAGTCACTTTGCATAGTTTATTTAATATAATATCATATGTATCAACTGAACTAAACACGTTGAGGTGTTTTTACCCAGTGGTACTTGGGTTCAGCTCCGCTGTTGTCCGCTTCTAAGTAAATTAACTTACCAGCAGTTACTTTACCTTGCATACGTCTAGGTATCTTGACTGGAACTTTTTTACTTAATTCCTTTACGTACACCATAACGTACAAAGGATTTGGTGCTTGGGATAGCACTGGTCCTCTGTAAAGAACTGGCATAGATATGAACTCATCTAGGACTCTTTGTCCGTCGTCGTTGATCCACGTACTTTTACCCCTTCCGGTAACCATCTCTTCCTCTAGTTCTTTGAAGACTAGATCTAGGGCTTCCTCGAAAGGTATCCCGTACTCTTCTGCTAATTGTGTTAATTTTTTCTTAGGCATTAATACCCTCCTTTTGTGTTTGTTATAGTTCTATAATCTCTAGCGTCTATGTGGTCGGGTCCATCTCCGGAGTTCGCCATCCGTAAGTAACGAATGACATCAAAGAAGTCCTTTAGGGGCTCGTCCGCTTTTCCGTTGGAGTTATAATTAATTAAAGAATCTATTAAGTTGCCGCAGTCCTTGTGAATGTAGCACATAGGTTTATTGGCTTCGTCTATGGGTACATTAGGATTGTAGCTGAACCACTCGTCCAACGCCGTGATTCCTAACTCCTCTGTGCGTCCGTCACTGGGAATGAAGTTCATACCGTAATCATAGAAGGCTGTGAACAAATCATCATTGTTCTCATTTTCTCTCGCAAAGTATCTGGAGTCCCCGATTCTTTCGATTACTTCTATTCCAAGTTCTTCTTCTATTTCCTCGAAGAGCTCTACGTAGCCCTCTACGTTGTACCCCACCTTTTTCGCGGCTGGTCCATAACGCCACTTTGGATCCCCAAAAATTGCCCACTCTCCGTATGTATCACGGTCGGGGAACTCTCTTCTGATATAGACATTATTATCTCTATCAACTCCAGCCCAGATTGCAACATAGTTTCTGGCTCCGGCGGGGTCGACCACTTGATAACAGCTATAGTTGGACTTATCAGTGATGTCTGGAAATATTCTTCCGTATTTATTGGGTACTTCGGATAATACATTTACTTCTGTGTTAAATAATGGTAACAGACTTGTCATTGACTTCACTGGCATTCCGTAAGCACGAACCATAATCTCTTCCTCTGGTCTGCCACGAAGGTCTTTCGCTATACGCTCGTATCCGCCGAATGGGTTCTCGTCTGAATGTAAATAGATAACGCCAGCATCCCTTTCGGGGCTGTACTGCTCTATAGGTAGCTTCTTGTTATTGAGTAGCTCCGCTTCTCTAGTCTGTAAAGTTTCGGCTCCTTTAAGGTACTCGGATATAAACGGCGTATATCCATCAATCGGAGTAAATCCTATCACTAGCTTAGAGTTTCGTGTAGCTAGTCGGAATCGTAGGGTGTTCACCAACGCCGCATCTCCTAAGTACTCGTCTAGCCACGCACCGAGGTTCAAGCCATTAGGCTTCTTGAATCCGAACTCAAAACCCTCCAAGATGGTTTGATTGTTACTGAACTGCGTATATGTCTTGAAATCTACTCGTGTCTTAGTATCTGGGAAAATAAACGAACTTCCAGTGAATCCATTCTGCATAGAGAAGTTAATGTAGCCGTCTACACTCTTAGTCTTTCTCTTGAACTCCTTCGGCATCATCTCCCATATCGCCGCTTGCTGTACCTTCACTGAAGTATCCGCGTTTTGGCTAAAGCATACTATATGTCCGTTGTTGTTCTCCATTACGGCTTGCATAACCATTTTCGCACAACCGGTGGTCTTACCACTACGGTTTCCGCCGAGAACTAGGCACTCGTTCTGCTTATTGAGACTGAGTCTCATTCTATCCCATCCCGGTAAATCAAAACCGTATCTTATAGGATCTTCCTCAGCTGCTTGTATTCGCCCCTCGTGGGCTTCGTACAAAGCCTCCAGTAACTTAGGATCGTTCTCAGCTAGGAGTACAATCTCTTCGTCCGTAGGCGGCTGTAGAAAAGGATGCTTAGTAAATGTCAGTTCCATCAGCTTCCTCTTCTTCTTCCGCTTCCCAGATTATATCCAACGCATCTAAATCGCCGTCCATATCTATTTGGGTTTCGCTTATTAGCATACGTCCTACTCTATGATTTGTATAATCATAGAATAGATCTCCGTCGTCGTCCATAACTATAAACATATAGTTACTAAAATGCTCGCCGAGGTTTCCTCGGATGCGGTCAAAGAGGTCATCGTAATCTTCATCAATCATCGTCTGACTCCTCTATTATCTCCGCTTGGTCAAGTTGATTGTCTTCGACAATAACTTCTTCAACTCTCTTCATTGCCTCTAGGCGTTCCCTAGCTGCCTTGAGGGTATCCTCGTAATCCTCTTGGGTAATCACCTTACGCTCCTCCGATATGCTCGTAGCTTCCCCTCTGGTTGTCATAGTCTCCCGGAATGCGTTAGCCTTTGCTATAGAAAGCTCCTTGAGGTCTCTGAAGCTTACCTCCATCTCTGGGTCATTCTCTAGGCGGTCACGTACCTTATCCACTAAATCCTCCTCTAAGGAACTGAGCTGCATATAGTTCTTCGCCGCGATTTTGCCGGCTACGTCCCGCAACTGCCCCAAGTGGTCAGCGTAATCCACTAGCACTTGGATTACCGTAGAGCGTTGTATGTTGTACTTCTTAACGATCTGAGTTTGGCTCTTGCCGATACTATACAGATACAATATCTCCGCGACTTTCATAGGGTTATGCCGCGATAGACTCTTGACCTTCTGTAACTCCTTGTCGGCGGCAATCTCCTTGATAGCTTTTTGTATTGAGGTCTTGAGTTCTATTTCTTCATCTGTGGGCTTTTGAGGCATAAATTTTTTTAAAGGCTGATATATGTATATATGTATATGTATGTGTGTGACAAATCGACCCGTCCCCCCCGTCAAAATTTTTATTGAGATTGAGTCGCAATATCATTATTTATTGAGATTGAATCTCATTTTCAATAGGATGTCAATAAGTTTTTCTTATATTTGAGATTATTTTTTCTTTTTTTGAATAAGGATATATTTAAGGGAATTATTGAGAGTTACTATTGAGACTGAATCTCAACAAAAATAATTTAAAAAAAAGCTTGCAATCAGTTTTTTACGCTCTTATAAATTTAATTATCTTTTAACAATAACCT